AAAAAAGCCAGACAGCAGTTTCCGGATAAAAACGTCGATGACATTTGCCGTAGCGTACTGAAGAAGCACCGCGAAACGGTAACGCTGATGGGATTCACACCGACTCATTTAAGCCTGGCAATCGGCATGTTAAACGGCGTCTTTAAGGAACGATGAACATGAAAAGCAAAATCATCAGGGAGCTACAGGCTCCTTTTTTATTATTCGCATTCACCCTCAAGCGTATTAACCAACAGTTCAGGGATTAATGAAAGATGGCAGACATCATTGATTCAGCATCAGAAATAGAAGAATTACAGCGCAACACAGCAATAAAAATGCGCCGCCTGAACCACCAGGCTATATCTGCCACTCATTGTTGTGAGTGTGGCGATCCGATAGATGAACGAAGACGCCTGGTCGTTCAGGGTTGTCGGACTTGTGCAAGTTGCCAGGAGGATCTGGAACTTATCAGTAAACAGAGAGGTTCGAAGTGAGCGAAATTAACTCTCAGGCACTGCGTGAAGCGGCAGAGCAGGCAATGCATGACGACTGGGGATTTGACGCAGACCTTTTCCATGAATTGGTAACACCATCGATTGTGCTGGAACTGCTGGATGAACGGGAAAGAAACCAGCAATACATCAAACGCCGCGACCAGGAGAACGAGGATATTGCGCTAACAGTAGGGAAACTGCGTGTTGAGCTTGAAACAGCAAAATCAAAACTCAACGAGCAGCGTGAGTATTACGAAGGTGTTATCTCGGATGGGAGTAAGCGTATTGCTAAACTGGAAAGCAACGAAGTCCGTGAAGACGGAAACCAGTTTCTTGTTGTTCGCCATCCTGGGAAGACTCCTGTTATCAAGCACTGCACTGGTGACCTGGAAGAGTTTCTGCGGCAGTTAATCGAACAAGACCCGTTAGTAACTATCGACATCATTACGCATCGCTATTACGGGGTTGGAGGTCAATGGGTTCAGGATGCAGGTGAGTATCTGCATATGATGTCTGACGCTGGCATTCGCATCAAAGGAGAGTGAGATCGGTTTTGTAAAAGATAACGCTTGTGAAAATGCTGAATTTCGCGTCGTCTTCACAGCGATGCCAGAGTCTGTAGTGTCAGATGATGACCGTACTCAAACATCGGGTTGAGTATTATCTTACTGTTTCTTTACATAAACATTGCTGATACCGTTTAGCTGAAACGACATACATTGCAAGGAGTTTATAAATGAGTATCAATGAGTTAGAGTCTGAGCAAAAAGATTGGGCGTTATCAATGTTGTGCAGATCCGGTGTCTTGTCTCCATGCAGACATCACGAAGGTGTTTATGTAGATGAAGGTATAGATATAGAGTCGGCATACAAATATTCCATGAAGGTTTATAAGTCTAATGAAGACAAATCCCCATTCTGCAATGTGCGAGAAATGACTGATACCGTGCAAAATTATTATCACGAGTACGGTGGAAACGATACTTGCCCTCTCTGTACAAAACATATAGATGATTAAACCCAATATTACATAACAATCCTCGCACTCGCGGGGATTTATTTTATCTGAACTCGCTACGGCGGGTTTTGTTTTATGGAGATGATAAATGCACTTCCGAGTCACAGGAGAATGGAATGGAGAGCCATTCAACAGAGTTATCGAAGCGGAGAACATCAACGACTGCTACGACCACTGGATGATATGGGCGCAGATAGCACATGCAGACGTAACCAATATTCGAATTGAAGAACTGAAAGAACACCAAGCCGCCTGATGGCGGTTTTTTCTTGCGTGTAATTGCGGAGACTTTGCGATGTACTTGACACTTCAGGAGTGGAACGCACGCCAGCGACGTCCAAGAAGCCTTGAAACAGTTCGTCGATGGGTTCGGGAATGCAGGATATTCCCACCTCCGGTTAAGGATGGAAGAGAGTATCTGTTCCACGAATCAGCGGTAAAGGTTGACTTAAATCGACCAGTAACAGGTGGCCTTTTGAAGAGGATCAGAAATGGGAAGAAGGCGAAGTCATGAGCGCCGGGATTTACCCCCTAACCTTTATATAAGAAACAATGGATATTACTGCTACAGGGACCCAAGGACGGGTAAAGAGTTTGGATTAGGCAGAGACAGGCGAATCGCAATCACTGAAGCTATACAGGCCAACATTGAGTTATTTTCAGGACACAAACACAAGCCTCTGACAGCGAGAATCAACAGTGATAATTCCGTTACGTTACATTCATGGCTTGATCGCTACGAAAAAATCCTGGCCAGCAGAGGAATCAAGCAGAAGACACTCATAAATTACATGAGCAAAATTAAAGCAATAAGGAGGGGTCTGCCTGATGCTCCACTTGAAGACATCACCACAAAAGAAATTGCGGCAATGCTCAATGGATACATAGACGAGGGCAAGGCGGCGTCAGCCAAGTTAATCAGATCAACACTGAGCGATGCATTCCGAGAGGCAATAGCTGAAGGCCATATAACAACAAACCATGTCGCTGCCACTCGCGCAGCAAAATCAGAGGTAAGGAGATCAAGACTTACGGCTGACGAATACCTGAAAATTTATCAAGCAGCAGAATCATCACCATGTTGGCTCAGACTTGCAATGGAACTGGCTGTTGTTACCGGGCAACGAGTTGGTGATTTATGCGAAATGAAGTGGTCTGATATCGTAGATGGATATCTTTATGTCGAGCAAAGCAAAACAGGCGTAAAAATTGCCATCCCAACAGCATTGCATATTGATGCTCTCGGAATATCAATGAAGGAAACACTTGATAAATGCAAAGAGATTCTTGGCGGAGAAACCATAATTGCATCTACTCGTCGCGAACCGCTTTCATCCGGCACAGTATCAAGGTATTTTATGCGCGCACGAAAAGCATCAGGTCTTTCCTTCGAAGGGGATCCGGAGTCGTATTGATTTGGCGTTACGCGAACGCGAAGTCCGACTCTAAGATGTCACGGAGGTTCAAGTTACCTTTAGCCGGAAGTGCTGGCATTTTGTCCAATTGAGACTCGTGCAACTGGTCAGCGAACTGGTCGTAGAAATCAGCCAGTACATCACAAGACTCATATGTGTCAACCATAGTTTCGCGCACTGCTTTGAACAGGTTCGCAGCGTCAGCCGGAATGGTACCGAAGGAGTCGTGAATCAGTGCAAAAGATTCGATTCCGTACTTCTCGTGTGCCCACACTACAGTCTTACGAAGGTGGCTACCGTCTTGGCTGTGTACAAAGTTAGGAGCGATACCAGACTCCTGTTTGTGTGCATCAATCTCGCTATCTTTGTTGGTGTTAATGGTAGGCTGTAAGCGGAACTGACCGAGGAACATCAGGTTCAAGCGCGTCTGAATAGGCTTCTTGTATTCCTGCCACACAGGGAAACCATCAGGAGTTACCCAATGCACAGCGCAACGCTTGCGAAGAATCTCTCCAGTCTTCTTATCTTTGACCTCAGCAGCCAGCAGCTTAGCAGCAGACTTAAGCCAGTTCATTGCTTCAACCGCAGCTACCACCGTCACGCTCACAGATTCCCAAATCAGCTTAGCCATGTATCCAGCAGCCTGATTCGGCTGAGTGAACATCAGACCCTTGCCGGAATCAATAGCTGGCTGAATGGTATCTTCCAGCACTTGTTGACGGAAGCCGAACTCTTTGGACCCGTAAGCCAGCGTCATGACTGAACGCTTAGTCACACTGCGAGTAACACCGTAAGCCAGCCATTGACCAGCCAGTGCCTTAGTGCCCAGCTTGACTTTCTCAGAGATTTCACCAGTGTTCTCATCGGTCACGGTAACTACTTCGTTATCGGTCCCATTGATTGCGTCTGCTTGTAGAATCTCGTTGACTTTCTTAGCAACAATCCCGTAGATGTCCTGAACGGTTTCACTAGGAAGCAAGTTAACCGCGCGACCACCTACCTCATCTCGGAGCATCGCGGAGAAGTGCTGGATGCCAGAGCAAGACCCGTCAAACGCCAGCGGAAGGGAGCAGTTATAGCTCAGGCCGTGGTGCTGTACCCCAGCGTACTCAAAGCAGAACGCAAGGAAGCAGAACGGAGAATCTTGCTCAGCCCACCAAGTGTTCTCCAGTGGAGACTTAGCGCAAGCCATGATGTTCTCGTGGTTTTCCTCAATGAACTTGATGCGCTCAGGGAACGGAACCTTATCGACACCCGCACAGTTTGCACCGTGGATTTTCAGCCAGTAGTAACCTTCCTTACCGATTGGTTTACCTTTCGCCAGCGTAAGCAGTCCTTTGGTCATATCGTTACCTTGCGGGTTGAACATTGACACAGCGTAAACACGACCGCGCCAGTCCATGTTGTAAGGGAACCAGATGGCCTTATGGTTAGCAAACTTATTGGCTTGCTCAAGCATGAACTCAAGGCTGATACGGCGAGACTTGCGAGCCTTGTCCTTGCGGTACACAGCAGCGGCAGCACGTTTCCACGCGGTGAGAGCCTCAGGATTCATGTCGATGTCTTCCGGTTTCATCGGGAGTTCTTCACGCTCAATCGCAGGGATGTCCTCGACCGGACAATGCTTCCACTTGGTGATTACGTTGGCGACCGCTAGGACTTTCTTGTTGATTTTCCATGCGGTGTTTTGCGCAATGTTAATCGCTTTGTACACCTCAGGCATGTAAACGTCTTCGTAGCGCATCAGTGCTTTCTTACTGTGAGTACGCACCAGCGCCAGAGGACGACGACCGTTAGCCCAATAGCCACCACCAGTAATGCCAGTCCACGGCTTAGGAGGAACTACGCAAGGTTGGAACATCGGAGAGATGCCAGCCAGCGCACCTGCACGGGTTGCGATAGCCTCAGCGTATTCAGGTGCGAGTTCGATAGTCTCAGAGTCTTGACCTACTACGCCAGCATTTTGGCGGTGTAAGCTAACCATTCCGGTTGACTCAATGAGCATCTCGATGCAGCGTACTCCTACATGAATAGAGTCTTCCTTATGCCACGAAGACCACGCCTCGCCACCGAGTAGACCCTTAGAGAGCATGTCAGCCTCGACAACTTGCATAAATGCTTTCTTGTAGACGTGCCCTACGCGCTTGTTGAGTTGTTCCTCAACGTTTTTCTTGAAGTGCTTAGCTTCAAGGTCACGGATACGACCGAAGCGAGCCTCGTCCTCAATGGCCCGACCGATTGCGCTTGCTACAGCCTGAACGGTTGTATTGTCAGCACTGGTTAGGCAAGCCAGAGTGGTCTTAATGGTGATGTACGCTACGGCTTCCGGCTTGATTTCTTGCAGGAACTGGAAGGCTGTCGGGCGCTTGCCGCGCTTAGCTTTCACTTCCTCAAACCAGTCGTTGATGCGTGCAATCATCTTAGGGAGTAGGGTAGTGATGAGAGGCTTGGCGGCAGCGTTATCCGCAACCTCACCAGCTTTAAGTTGACGCTCAAACATCTTGCGGAAGCGTGCTTCACCCATCTCGTAAGACTCATGCTCAAGGGCCAACTGTTCGCGAGCTAAACGCTCACCGTAATGGTCAGCCAGAGTGTTGAACGGGATAGCAGCCAGTTCGATGTCAGAGAAGTCGTTCTTAGCGATGTTAATCGTGTTCATTTAGTGCCTCTTCCAGTTAGTAAATCCGGATCAGATCCCGACGCCATCAAAAATAATTCGCGTCTGGCCTTCCTGTAGCCAGCTTTCATCAACATTAAATGTGAGCGAGTAACAACCCGTCGGATTCTCCGTGGGAACAAACGGCGGATTGACCGTAATN